GTCGACTTGGGTCAGATAAAGTGTATTTATGCGATTTAAAAGACTGTAAAGATGCAAACGACTATTTAGTCAAGTACGGCAAAGAAGCCTTAGCACAAGTCATCGCAGATGCAATTCCGTGTCCAATAGAGCATGTGTTAAGAGTGGATGACCTAAGAGACGAGTTAGATGAGTTTTATAAAAATGGTATTAAAAACGGATATAAAATAGGGTTATATGGTTTTGACGACGTATACTCGACTTACACAAAACAATACGTTGTAGTAACAGGATTTCCATCAAGCGGTAAATCGGATTTTGTAGACCAAATGACATCAGGCTACAATATGATGTATGGTTGGAAAACAGCATATGCTTCTACCGAAAATTACCCACAATACTTACATATTGATAAAATTATAAGAAAGTTTTATGGAAAAATTCCTAAGTACGAAGAAACAAAAACTCAGTCTTGGATAAAATGCGTAAATCATGTCAATAAAAATTTCTTTTTTATGGATTTTGAAGATGGATATGATTTAGATTCTGTTTTAAAAAAAGGAGAAGAACTTGTAAAAAGGCTCGGAATAAGATGTTTAGTAATAGACCCATTTAATAAAATAAAAGACAAAGAAAATATCAACAAATCTATTAATGACTATACAAATGCATATCTAAATAAGGTAGATATTTTTTGTAAAAAAAATGACTGCATTGTAATACTCGTTGCTCACCCAAAAAAACCACAAGTAGACAAAGGTAAACTTATAGAGCCTGGATTCTATGACGTTAAGGGAGGAGGAGAGTTTTACGACATGAGCCCTCATGGAATTTTAGTTCATAGGAATTATGAAGATGGAACTGTAAAAGTTAAAATATTAAAAGTAAAGTTTTCAAACTTAGGAACTAATCAAGCAGAAGTGCTTTATTTTTGGAATGTAAATAACGGCAGATACACTCAAATTAAAAACGGAGAACCAATTTGGGACAACAATAACTGGCTTAATGAAACTGTCGATAATGATTTTACTGTTTTTAAAACTTTAGACATAAAATTTGAAGATATAAACACAAGATTTTAAAACTTTATGAAACCTTACAGTGCTATAAAAATATGTCATGATAACAATATAAAAATATATCCAGTTGTGGTGAGCCTTTATTCTTTTAAAATAGAAATAGACGTAAACGGAAACAAAAAAAGAGGAGACTTATTATATAATTACAACACTCAAAAAAAACAATTAAACAATAAAATAATAGAATTACATGAAAACTTCGCAAACACAATACGAGATAGACAATAAAAAATATGTCTTAGACAGAAAAACATTAAACTACCTGTTTTCAAAATACATAAATTTTTCAGACGATGAATTTATAGAAAACATAATTGATATTCTGCATTATGCGACGTTCATATGCTACAAAAAAAATATTCCTTCACAATCATGCTTATCAGACACAGGAATTATTCATCAATTAATACATTTAGCCAAAAAAGAAACAAGAAAATACGAAAACATAGATGATATACGAATAAAATTCGAAGAAACAATGTTTTTATAGTTTTTTTTTATATTTTTAACCTTAAATATAAACAATGAGTTATTTGCCCCAATTTATTGATAAAGTAATAACCTACAAGTCTTGGTCTGACAAGAAAAAAATTGACGCATTATTAGAATACGACTGCAATCTATATACTAATTTAGGTTCAAACTCTACAAAAAAAGAAATTTTAGCGGTCAAGAAACAATCTAAAAGCATCTACAGAGCAATCGGAAAAATCGATAGAGCAGAGGGTAAAAAACTCATGATGGACATAGATGTAGACTAATAAAAATGAGTTTATCTTATAGAGAAAAATACCTAACCAAAACATTTAATCAGCTCCAAGAAAAACTAAACAATACCTACGAGCATATTTTTGATGGCGAATTTAAAGAAGCAAAAAAACTTATAAACTCTATATCCTATGACTTGAAACAAATAAAAAAGCAAATGGAGCCATGAAAAAAAGAGTTTATTTAACACAAGATGAAGCGAAAGCTATTGGTGTGCCACCAAGAGAATCGCAAAAAGGCAGAAACAAATTTAGAGTATATTTAGACAGAGAGCAACAATTAGAGCTAAACAAAGTAAAAAATCAAGGAGTATACAATTACTGTCAAGAAAGAGGAATTGATTTTAACTCTATAAAAGAATATTGGGACAAAACCAAAGAGTATTCGGTAAGAGTGCGTCCAGAAATAGTTTCTTATAATGATATTTCCAAGAGAATTATCGAAGAAATGGACAAACATTCTCCTAAGTATGAGCAAATAGCAAGAGAAAAAGTTAAAGAAGGCCACCTTTTAGTGGTTGACCCTGCAGACGTTCACATAGGAAAGCTTTGCACGTCTTTTGAAAGCGGGGAGGACTACAATCAACAAATAGCAGTAAAACGAGTTAAAGAGGGCATAAAAGGAATTATACAGAAGTCTCATGGGTTTAACATAGAGCAAATACTTCTAGTCATAGGAAATGATATACTTCACATTGATAATCCGAAAAGACAAACTACAAATGGAACGCCACAAGACACCGACGGAATGTGGTACGATAATTTTTTAAACGCTAAAAGACTTTATGTTGATGTTATAGAAACACTTATACAAATAGCACCAGTTCATGTGACTTACAATCCTTCTAATCACGATTACACAAATGGTTTTTTTTTAGCAGACGTAATGGCTTCATGGTTTAGAAATTGTGCTGATGTTGTATTTGATTCGAGTATATCCCACAGAAAATATTACAGGTACGGACAAAATTTAATTAGTACTACTCATGGGGATGGAGCTAAAACACAAGACCTGCCGTTGCTTATGGCTGTTGAGGCTAAAGAAGATTGGTCTAAAACAAAACACAGATACGTTTACACCCATCACGTTCATCATAAAAATTCAAAAGACTACGCGGGTTGTACTGTTGAAAGTCTTAGAAGTCCTTCAGGAACAGATAGTTGGCATCACAAAAAAGGATATCAGCACGCTCCAAAAGCAATAGAAGGCTTTATTCATCATCCGCAACACGGACAAATAGCTAGATTAACACATTTATTTTAAAATAAAGTTGTAAATGAGAATCGATATTAATATATTTGGTATGGTTGTTCATTATTAAACATAAAATATCTCTGTTTTTGTTTATTGTTAGAACCCTCATCATTACTTAAAATGAATGAGGGTTTTTTTATTAAATTTGTTTATGGAGTACAGGAAAAAAATATTCATAAACAAAAAAATCACTGACGAAGAATCTGAGTTGATTGCAACTCTGTTTTTAGACTTAAACTTAAAAGATTATCTTAAAGATTCGTTTATGTATGTAGAACTAGATTCTTTTGGGGGAATAGAAATAATTACAGTAAAAGATGATGATGTTTTTAATTTTGCAGATTATCTGAAAGTAAGCAACGAATTAGCTGTAATATATGTTAAAAATAAAAATGAAATAGAGCAAAAACTAAAAGAAACATTATATTGGACAGGCATTAATGATTTAAAAAAATATGTCCCTGTAACGTCTGAAATAGAAGGCAACAAGGAATACGCGAAATTTAATGTTTACGAGCAAAATGTGGCACTAGCAGTCAAGTCATTGTTTGACATGAAGTATGATGAATTTATATATTTAGAAGACGTAGATGAAGAGATATAGAAGAAAAGGTAAGCAAATTACAAGGTCAAAAAAAACAAAGATAGATGGAATACAATTTCAGTCTAAACTAGAGTCTCACATGTATCTGCTTTTAAAAGCAAACAATATAAAAGCAGGGTATGAAAGTACAAAATTCACAATCATAGATGGATTTTTTTCAGAGCAATCATCATACGAAAAAACTCCAACGAAAAAATATTTACATGATAGAGGTAACAAAAAAATACTTCCAATAACATATACTCCTGACTTTATAGATATTCAAGAACCTCCAAGATTTATAATTGAGTGCAAAGGAAATCCAAATGAAAGGTTCCCTATGGTATGGAAACTATTCAAGAGACACTTACACCTAAAAGGATGGTCTCCCGATTTATTTGTTCCTAGAAATCAAAAAGACTGTCAAGAAGTAATTAATTTAATTAAAGAAAAATACCCTTATATCCTTAATTATTAATTGAGGTTCTTTGATTTCTTTTTACAGTATCTTCCAAGCTAATATTCGATTTTGAATTAGGCGTTTTTCCTGCTCTGAATTGATTTTCCATAACACGCGAAACATAATTACTAATTTTGTTAAAGTCTGATTTAGGGCCAGGAATAAATATTGTAGCTAATCTTAAAGAAAGATTCAATTTATTAGCCATATTTAATTTACGTTGCTTATCTGTAAGATTAACTTTACCATCACCTGTTCCTTTTTTATTATCAAATTTACCTCCAACTGTACCAATATAAGTTGTACCTGTACCAAAATCACCTTGATAAGTCAAAACCATATCATTTATATATAAGTGCAATGCCTTAATTAATTTATCAGATTGCTCAAGAGCTATTGATGTGGCTCCTAAATTCTCCATAATAGTAGCCACAACTCCTTCTTGAGTCTGAAGCTCTTTTATATCGGCACTTATAAATTCCATAAAAATATCTTCATTTACAATCTTATTTATTCCAGCAAAAACCGCATCATTTGCCCATCCAGGAGTAGGAGCAGGATTCATCAATAACATCATATCCTGAACAACTGGCATATATAAGTTGTAATCATTACCTATTTTAACTTTTTTCTCGTATTCAAGAGCATGAATCTTTACCAATTGAGCCATTACATCTAGGTCGTAATCATGACCTTGAGATTCCATTAATTGAGCAATAAAAGCCGCTTCTTTTGTTGTTTTTTCTTTTGCAGGCCTGTTACTCATAAGGTCTTCATATAATTCGTAAGAATGGTCAAAAAACCTCTGAGAATCTTGAATTGGTAGCATATCAGCAGTAACAATTTGAGTCAATCCTCCATATCTTGATATGTCATCATCTTCAATACCAAAACCAAGTATTCCCTCAGCAAATCCCTTCATAAGCATCATACCAGCTATTCCTTTAATAGCTTTAAAACTAGCTATTTCTAATCCTAACCCCTTAATCATATTTTTTGCTTGTTGTTTTTGAGATTCAGGTATTTTCGGGTCGTTAATTATAGCCATTTGATTCATAAAGTTAGACCTTGCATTTGTAACAAAACGACCAAAAGGAATTAATGTTCTAAGTAAATTTTTTATTGAAGGGTCTGAATAAACAGATGCTTCAGAAAAGTCACCAGTTTGCCTCATTGTTGTGGCTATCATTTGGTCTGCGTAATTTATAGCGTCTTTATTAGGATTTTTGTTCTCTTTAGCCCACCAGTTTAGTTTTTGTTGACCATTAAGTTCACCATAAAAAGTATCGGAATTTTCCATTCTATACTGCAAATAATATGACTCAAAAGCTGCATTAGCGGCAGCTTCATCTAATGGCGATATTGTTAGTATTGAAGGTACATGGACAGCGGCTGATACAACAACCGGTGCAGTAACAGCAGCAAATGTAA